TTTGATATAAATGGTGATCTAGACATCGCTGGTATTGAGTCATTTTTTGGTAACAATTTATTACTTCAATCAGAAAATTTCAATACTTCTTGGACAAAAGCAAATACTGTAGTTACTACTGGTGCCATTTCTGCTCCTGTTGGAGGAGGTACAGCTGATAGATTAGATGAGAATACAACTAATGCTGCACATACAATTACACAAGCATCTGGAACTATCAACAATTCATCTAGTTATTTTCTATCTATCTATTTAAAACCTGACCAAAGAAATATAATTGATATTGTAAGTGGGATTGCAGGTTCTTCTCAAGTAGCAAGAGTTAATATAACAACTGGAGCTGTAGTATCTAATACATTTAGTAATACTCCAACACTTACATCTGTTGGAAGTGGTTGGTATAAATTTGAGTTATTTGTAACATCAGCTCTTACAGAATTCCCTGAATAAGCAGTCCTCAGTTTACGCAATGAATAAGCTAAAGCAGCATTAGGATATAAATCCAAAAGTAAAGATGCTGTTTGTATTAAACTTCTATAGTATAAACTCATATTAAACTCCTTTAACTATCCAATATTCAGCAATATTTGAACTGGTCCACTCAACATAGATAATATTCAATGTTGAAGGTGTATAAGTTCCTGTACCTAACTTAATCCAAGTACCTGGTACCGTTGGTGCAACTGAATCATTGTGATAAACTTTTTGAACTACACCAATTATTGCACTAGTATAATCACCTGTTAGGTTGCCTGTTCCAGCAGATGACCTTGTATTGTATACTTCAGCTGTTCTAAATGATATATCTATTCCTGAAGTTGCTGATGATTTATTAGCTTTGCCATTGAATGTGGACCAATCAGTTGATGTTAAAAAACCTTTATTACTTGATGAAGCCGCTTGACCATTTGTATAGTCTATAGATATATTACCACTTGTAGAATTAAAATCAGAAGCTGTAAATGAAGCAGCTCCTTTGGTTGTTCCATCAGCTACTGCATCTGCAATAGTTAAAGTTCTATCTACAGATAAATCTCCTCCTCCTGATAAAGGACTTGTAGTGCTTATTGTTCTAGTTGTTGGAACAACAGCTGTATTAGTACTACCATCTGCCATTAAAAATTCAGTAGATGTTCCACCAGTTTTTACTATTGTAGTAGCTTCTAATGTACCAACAATTGTAGCAGCGTTACCACTACCTGATGTTTTATTAACTTTAAGCCCTTCATTAGCACCACCCTTAGTGATTAACAATCCTATACCACTACCACTTGTATGATTAGCTGTTAGTGTATCTGTACTCCCACTATGTGTGAATGTACCTTTTGCAGCATCTAGGTGAAATGTGCCTAAGTTAACGTTTGCAGTTGCACCAGTATATGGTACAAAGTTACCAAGTACATTAGCTCCTGTGACTCTCTTACTTACATAGGCACCACCTGATACTTCTGCAATCTCTATTAAATCTGTTGATGCTAACGCACTTCCCTTAGCTGGTAAATCTGATATCTTTACTGACATATTTTATTCTATTATTCTGATTAAATTATCTTCTGTTATTCTAATTATGCTATCTTCTGTAATTCTCTCAGTAGGATTAGTGATAATTGTTTGTTGAATTCCTTCTCCTTTTATTATGCGTAGAAGTTCGACCTTAGTAGATACATTAGAACCACTAAGATAGTCACTAATACTCAATAACCTATATACTACACCATCAATGTTGATTAAGTTTCTAAAGTTTAATGAGTTAATATCTTGTGGATTAAGCATTACATAACATGTCAACTTCTTACCATACCTTGATAGCAATTCTTTAATGAATGTATCATGATATAAATACAGATTATTGGATGGATAATTATTAGTTACCCAGAATATATAATCAGGAACACCCCAGTTGAAGTCAAATGATGGTGAATCTAAACTATCTAAGTGACCAACATAAGGATAAGATGTCTCATTGTGTGGTGAATCATTCTCATCTAAATGAATCCAATCTCCTGTCCTTAATCCACCTAATTGAACTATGAATGACTTTCCTTTCTTTAACACTATCTCACTTGTACCATTTTCATCAGTCTTTAAATCAAAGGATCTTGGAACAATCAAATCAGTGAATGTACCTGGTGAATCACCTGGTATCTGAACAAGTAACTTTTGAGAGAATGGTAATAAGAAATCTGTAGAATTTACTGAGAATTGACTTTGACTTTCAATTAAGAATGATCCATATTGCTTGTTAACATCATTCTGATATCTCTGATTCCAATAGTCAGTATCTTGTGTGAAATTAAATTTATAATTCTTACTTGCAAAATTAATTGTTGGCTCTACCATGATCTCTTGTGACCTATCAATTTTAGATGACCAATCAATAGCATCACCACTTGCATTATAGAAGTCATTCAATGGTTCTATCTCTAAGACAGTCGCATCTTCTATTGATGGTTTTACATAAAGATTGAATGCACTAACAAAAGCTTTAAAAAATACATCACAAGTCATGTTAGGAAGGAATGGAGCTAATGCAACTGTACCTCCAGCTGTTAATCCTTGCTGTTGTTTTAATACATCTAACTCTGCTGTATTGCTTGTAACTTGAAATGACATAGTATAATTGCTTATGCCACTTCTAATTATGGTAGTATTATTAACAACAAACCTTAAGTTAACTCTTATCTCATCATTTATCAAGGTATTTATTTCTCTAGAATAATTAAAAGAGAATGATAGTGATGTACTAGTAGTATTTAATGATCCTTCATAAATTAAATCAGATGTTAAATATGCTCCATTTTTAATAATCTCTAATCTAACTTGATAAGATCCATTGATTGTATATGCTCCAGCTCCATTACCTGAGATATTGATGTCAACATCATGGTCACCATAATAGTTGATTTTAAACAATCCATCACTGGCTGAAACAAATGACAAAGGTGATGTACCTTGTGCTTGACTTAAATTGTCTTGAGTAACTGTACAATCATATTGATCTAAGAAGCTTCTAACTTGAGTATTAATACTTCCTGTTTGTTCTCCTGGTTCTAAGAAGTCTGAGAATTGACCATTAAAAATATAACCATTAGTATTGTTATCTTCTGTAGTAAATAGTGAATCGTTATTAGCTTGTGAGCTATCAATCAATGGTAGCTCTCCACCATCATAAGCTAGTAGTAATTTCTTAAATGTCTGAGTCTCTAAGAAGTTACTATCCCAACTTATTCCACAATATTCAAAGGCCTTCTTTAAAACTTCATAGCAGAATACTTGTGGTGGAATATTCTCAACTGCAAAGGTATCGGCTGTTGGTCTAGTGTACCCGTAATCTATCAATCCATAGTAGTATCCTTCACCAGTCCACCCTTGTGAGTCATAATTGCTTGAAGGACTTCCATTCAATTGAATAATACCACTCCATGTATCTTGTTGATTAGCATAAGTCAATAGATGGTCATACTCCGACCAACCTAACTCATTAACCTTTATCTGCTGTAGTCTAGAGATATAATCAATTGTATCACTTACTAATGTAATGTCAAAGGACCATATACCACTTAATTGCTTACAGTTCATCAACTGAGCTATTCCATTAAACTCAAGTAATCCATTCTGATAGTATTGACATTCAGCCTTTATGCTTGGATCAAAGTCTATTAGTTCTGGTTGGTCTTCAAATATACTATCAATAGCAGATAAAGTAAACACACTAAGCATTAACTGTACATTGCCTCTTGTACCTGGTAGTGTAATAGTTTTTGACTTATTGCCTTTCCTTGCTGATAGGTCCTTAATATCATTGATACTAAAGGTCAAAGGAAATGGAGCATTTTGGTCAATGTCTACCAATCTGCCATTTATGAATAATTCTCCAGCCATTAGTTAAGTTGTGATCTGTAAGTATATGTTCTATCTATTGTCACTTGTTCCTGTAGTAATCCATCCCTTCTCCTAGTCTTTAATTGATAAGTTGAGTTAGTTACTTTAACAGGCTCAAATTCTGTCCCATTTGTTTGCTCAAGGTAAACTATAGGAGAGTCATATAAAGACTCTACCAACCAATTCTGAACTTCTTGTGATATCCAATCTGAATTCAATACCAATTGCTTATCCTTAGTCTTAGCATAATTAACCTTTTGACCTGAGTATAGTGGATAAGTATAACTGTTACCACTCCATACACCTGGATCACGTTGATAAGCAAATGACTCTACAGTTGCTGATTGTGTTGATACTAATCCAAATGTAAATGAATCCCAACATCCAAGCTTATTCAACCAATGCAATCTATAAGGCTCATATCTTTGACATGCTAAATCCATGTAGATAAAAAATGTTTCAGAACTACTTGAGCCTCCAACATCAACATAAACAAAATATCTATAACAATCATCAAAGTCAACTTGAGTAATTGTAGAATTCGCTATAATAGCTTGTGGACCAACATTCAAGATATTGTAATCTGTACTTGTTAAAGGAATTGAGAAATCTGAAGCTATAACATTTCCTTGTACATCATAAAGTTCACATGCTAATGCAACTCCAGCTGCTCCTGTTGGCTCTATATAACCTAAATAAAAGTTCTCTTCCATTCCACATAAAGCTCTAGATGTTCTTGGAAAATAAGTAAGGAATAAACTATTTTGAGTCTGATTAGGATCATACTCAGCATCATCCCAATTAATCCATTCAGGATACTCTAATGCTGAATTAAAAGCTTTCAATGTATTGCTAGTAGCACTGGCTTGTGTTATTGCAGGATCTCCATACTTCTCATAAACTATAATTGCATAGGTAACCATTGAATCAGTAGCATTCAGTTCTAAACTTGTAGTTGGAACACTATTTCTAATGTAAGCTTCTACAGCTTGAGATACATCTATCCTTGATAAAGCATTGAACTGTCTGAATACTTGCTGAGTTAATACTAAACTAGAATCAATGTATAACTCCACAATAAATGAAAAGTTATCCTGTGCTGTCTGATCACTGCTAAAAGTAAACACCAATGGATTGCCAGCTGGTGCTATAGCTTGTGGTTGATTATATATTGTTACTGCCATTCTTTAAAAAATTTATTTCAAACATTAATCCTGTCAACTCAGCCAAGTCATTTGCAATCTTATTAAGCACATCATCAGTGATAACATTCTCAGTGATTCTCTTAGGTCTTAATCCTCTCTGCTTAATGTTGTATGATACTGCATAAGCGTGACTCATATCTAATCCCTTCCATTGACTTATAGCTGTTGCCATGTTATGACTTACACCAGGATAGTTGAATGAAAATCTACTACCATAATTATTAGTACCAACTGCATTAACACCTTCATCAACAAATGGGAAGTAATCATCAGCTTCTAATCTAAATGACAATACTCCAGTTGGTACAGGTATAATTGAAGCTGCTAATGCTCCAGTATTCTGAGCTACCTTCTTAGTATAGTCTCTAAATTCAGAAGCAAGTTGAGTTGATAATCCTGTGATAAATCTATCATAAGCACTTTGTGGCTTCTCAGATTCCTGAGTAGTGATACCAAAGTCCTCAAGAAAATCAAATTCTGCCATTACTTAATATGCGTTTATGTTCGTTCTCATCTACTATTCTAAAGTAGTTCATCCAGAATAATGATGTCACATAAGGCTGTTGTGTAATTTTGTCCACACTGACTCCCATTTCTTTTGATAGTCTATGTAAGATAGTGGTCCAAGTGAACCATTCTGAATCTTTAATTCCTGAATCATCTGACTCATCTCCATCTTCCGTCTCACCATCTGTATCCCTAATATAGCGTTCTTCTGCTTTTTTGAGTAGTGCAAAAAAAAACTAAAGAAGTTTAAAAATTCATCACCAGGGAAATGTTCTTTAAACACCTGGTATCTTTTATCATTAGGATTAAGCAATCTACCTCTATCATCCTCTTGACAATATTCCATACCTTTCTCAAGGTACATTATTGCTAATGCTTGACATGGATCTTGGCTAATGTCTTCAATTAACTTTAAGTCAATAATCTGACCAGTAGCAACATGAGAGAAATTCTTTTCTAACCTATACTCTTGACCATTGATAGTAATGAATTCTTTTGGCTCAGTATATTGGTAACTGCTCAACATCTTAAGTAAATAATTGGATGCCTCCTGTACATTACCTATGTCAGAATTCTTAATCTTATTGATTGACTCTCCACTGAATAAACTAAGTAACTGACATTGGAAAATCAAGAATTGTGTGATGTCCTCTTCTTTCTGTTCCTTGATAGCTTCAGCCATCATTAACCATTTAGTCATCTGCTCTGGACTACAATCAGCAATGGTTGTTGGTAGTTTAATATCTAATTGTTTCATACTCTTAATGCCATGTATCTGCCTCGGTTTGTGAACTCCTTCTTACTATGCCATGCTAATGCTGTAGATATAACTCCATCATCATGCAATCCTGATGGTGCAGAATAAGTTACATTCCTTGTGTTTGGATTGTAAATATAGGAATAATTTTCAAGCTCATCTATTAACCACTGCTCATTGATGATTGATATTGATTCCTGTTCAAATGCTACAGCAAGGTCCTCAATGATGATTGGCTTTGTCTTAGAGCTTGTGACAAATGGATGAATTAGATTCTTACACCTGGACTGAAGCATTTCATAGAATACATCACCTTGATTATTTACCTCTACTAATGTAGTTGCATTGTATTGCTTGATGATAGTTGCTACCTTTTCAATGATCTTACTCCATTCATCATGTCTCCATCTGTGAGCTGATACCATTTGACCATCTTGATTCAAAATAGTTAAGACAGTGTAGTCATCAGCTCTACCAATGTCTAATCCTCCATACATCTTAGCTGTCTTATTTGCTAATTTAATGCAGTTGCTTACGTTCTTAAAGATACCAGATGCATTGTCTATAAACTCAGCCATGTACTCCTGTCTGAATACAAAATCAGGTAGTGACCTCTTTCTCTCTTCCAATTCTCTTGGATCAATCATTGGATTGTCATAAGATGTGAAATGAAAGTAAGCATACCTATCATCATAGTTAGGTTGCATGCAGAGTCTATGGAAGTGATTCTTACCTTTTGGAGTTGATATGAATATTATCTTTTTACCTTTTACCAGGACAGTTGCACTAAGTACTTCATCCCACAGCTCAGGTCTAGTAAATGCCATCTCATCTACCACCATGTAGTCAAAGGTATTACCTCTGATATTATCTGGTCTTTCACCTGAGAAGAATTCTATAGTAGATCCAAATCCAGTGATCATTAAATCTGACCTATTGAATGTAAATAAACCACTTGCTGAGGTTGCTCTCTCCATCTCAGAGAATACTTTCTTACCTTGCTTATATACTGGAGTTACCCATGCTATTTTACAGCCTTTATCATTGATAGCCCACCATAACAATTGGTTAATTCCCAGCATCGTTTTACCAAACTGTCTACCAATATTAAGAGCATAGTATTTCTCATGACCATGGTTAATGGCATCATGAATTGTTCTCTGATTATCATGTGGTTTATAACCTTTGACTGTACTCATTCAAAGTCAAACTTCTCTACATTTTTAGTCTCAAGTTGTTGACGGTCATGCATGCCAAGTCTATTCTTAGCGTAGAAGATTCCTTTACCTTCATTGCCAACAATATCAATAGCTAAGCCTTTGAATAGGTCATCTATTTTTTTAATAGTGTCGGTTTTGAGTTTGTCATCTGAATTCAACCAAGTGTAATAAGTATCTCTATGAATACTCTTTTCTTTCCTCACAATAGGAATCCAAATTCTAAGAAAATAGTCTATTGTTGGAATATGTCTATCTAATACCATTACAATATCTCCTTTATTAGATATCATTTCTTTCTTATGGTTAAGACACTCCTCAATATAGATATGAGCAAGTTCCTCCAGATGCATTATAAACTCATTGGAATATGCCATTGTTTTTATTATATTAGTTTGTTCGATTAATTACAGTACTTGATATAGAAAGTATAAGGTACCACTTTAAGC